TCATGCAGCATGGCATCGAGAAGGAGGGCTTAGCGTTCGCGTCTGATAGCTTGAAGTATTATAATGGCGTACTGCCCGATGGTGAGCCGGATAACATCGTGTTCGTGAACGACGTGGCTTGGGGTGGTGGCGATAGTCTGAGTATGCCGGTCGCGTATGTGTACGGGCAGGATGTGTTTATCCATGATTGGGTATTTGATAAGCGTGATAAGAGCTGCACGAAGCCCCGCGTGGTGGCAAAGATTTTGCAGCATAAGATTAAGATGGGTCGTACCGAGGCGAATAACGGTGGCGATGAATACTCGGATGATGTGTACCGTATCCTCCGACAGGAGTATGGGTATTCGATAAATATGTCGCATAAGAAAGCCCCCACGAACATGGCGAAGCTCACCCGCATCGAACAGCACGCGCCGACGATCCGTGATTTTTATTTCCGTGCCGATGGCTGCCGTGACGAGGATTACCGCAGAGCGATGAACGAGCTGACGGGATTTAGTTTCACGTCGAAGAACCTGCACGATGACGCGCCCGATAGTTTGGCGATGCTTGCGGATTATCTTGGTAACGGTATTAAGAGCGTGAGTGTGGCGAAGCGTCTGTTCTGAAAATTCGTATTGATTTTGTCGAATTTTAGGAATAGAATGTTGCCGAGAGAGGAGTGATCGGCGTGACAGTACGTTGTAAGCGTTGCGGATGTATTTTCCCTGACGATATGGATGTGTGCCCCACTTGTCAAAAGAAAAACAGAGGTGCAAAGAAGAGAGAGGTCTCGGAGTTAAAGTTACGCGAACGGCGTTTTAAGGAAATGGATAAACGCCCCATCGAAGCCACACTGATTACCACGAGCGACAGAACGAAAACCACGAAAAGCGCAGTGTCTGCCGCCGGTCGCGCGATTGTTGGCGGCATAATCGCTGGCCCCGCAGGCGCGGTGTTAGGTGCAGCTACCACGAGCGGTAAAACCTCCGTCACGGAACAGAGAGCCACGTTCTTCGTGAAGTACGCAAGTGGTCGCACAGGAACAGAAACAGTAAAAGTAGGCAGTGATAGATTCAACGAATTAGCTACCGTTATGAAGTGATAGAAACCCCACCGAAAATTGGTGGGGTTTTTCTTATTGACATAGGGAGTGTTATGCAGTACAATGTATATGTAAAAATAGGTCTTTAGTATTTCAAATAGTAATATATAGTGTTTTGGTGGTGATTGGTACGGAAACGAGACAGATGTTCGGACGAACTCAGATTTATACGGACGTTGAGCGCATCACGGCAGAGAACGTTGTGGACGTGCTTTTGAAGGCGCTGACGGTTCACGCTCAGAACAGCAACGAGATCGATTATCTGTGGAACTACTATCGTGGTAAGACTCCGATTCTGGGTAAAACCAAGGAAGTTCGTGAGACCATTAACCACAAGATTTGCGTAAACCGCGCAAACGAGATCGTCACGTTCAAGCTGGGTTATGGTTTTGGTGAGCCGATCCAGTATATTCGTCGTGGGCAGGACGAGAGCCTGTCTGACGATGTGAACCAGTTGAACGAGTATATGTTCCAGGAGAACAAGCAGGCCGAGGATAACGCACTTGCCGAGTGGCTGTATGTAGCTGGTCTTGGTATGCGAATGACGTTGCCCGGTGCTGATAAGGACGAACCGTTTAAAATTTATGCACTTGACCCTCGCTACAGCTTCGTAGTCCGTTATAACGGTCTCGGAGAGCCTGTGGTGATGGGCGTAAAATACATTGTAAAAGAGAATAAGCAGCCTGTTTACAGTATTTATACCGCTGATATGTATTATGAGGTCGAAAGTGGTGTAATCACGAAAGCAGAGCCTCATGTTTTGGGCGGCGTACCGATTTTCGAGTACCCCGCGAACGCAGCACGTTTGGGTGCGTTTGAGATCGTTTTGCCTTTGTTGGACGCGATCAACGAGGTTGAGAGTAACCGCCTCGATGACGTGGTGCAGTTCGTGAACAGTTTCCTCGCTCTGCTGGGTGGCAGCATCGATGAAAAGACGGCGAAGCAGCTGGACGAGTTTAAGATGCTGTGTCTGCCCGAAGGTGTGGACGCTAAGTATCTGTCCGTTGCGATGCAGCAGAGTGATACCCAGGTATTGGCAGATAATCTGTACGAATACGTGCTGACGATCTGCGGTCTGCCGAATCGTAACGGCGGCAGCTCCACGAGTGATACCGGCAGCGCCGTTATCATGCGCGACGGCTGGGAAAGCGCCGAGGCGCAGATGAAGTCCGTTGAGAACGAATGGAAACGCAGCGAGAAGCAGTTTTTGAAGATGGTTCTCCGTATCTTGAAGGATATGGGCGACATCGATCTGAGCGTTCGTGAGGTTGAGATTAAGTTCTCCCGCAGAAATTACGATAATCTGCAAACGAAGTCTCAGGTGCTTACTACGCTGCTGAATAACCCGAAGGTACACCCTGAACTTGCGTTCCTGCATAGCGGTATGTTCCTCGATCCCGAAGGTGCGTACTTGCAGAGTAAGCAGTGGTGGGAAGAGAACGAGAAAAAGCAGAAGGAGGAACAGGAACGTGCAGTACAAGGTAACAACCCGCAAGGCCCCGAAGAAGCCGGTGAAGGTAGAGAAGCCGAAGGAGCAGCCTAAACGGGAAAAGAAAGAATGATCGTGACGAGGTGGTAGTGCATGGGACATATTCATAGTGTTTATGATACGGATAACCACTTCAAGGTAGACGGTATCACGAGAGCGATCTCGAATGTTTCCAGTAAGAAAACCTCGCTTGTCCAGTGCGACCACAACAGCGAACGATTCACGTTTGAGATCCCGCGTTACATCGAAGGTCACGATATGCTGACCTGTAACTCGGTTTCGGTGCGATATCGTAACGGTGCAAGCGGTGGGACAACGAAGGGTAAATACGTAGTAAAGGATTTCCAAGTCAGCCCCGAAAGTGACGAAGTGGTTATCTGTAGCTGGCTGATTTCCAAGAACGCCACGAAGTACGTTGGGCCGTTGAAGTTCCAGCTACGCTTCGAGTGTGTCACGGGTTCTACTCCCGATTACGTGTGGAACACCATCGCGTTCACGGGTATCACCGTACAGGAATCCTTCGACGAGTTTGACGTTGAAGAGAGCGAGGGTGATACTGGCGATGATGACGAGGAGGGTGGCGGGGGCAGCGAAACCACGAAGCTGTCTGCGCCCGTGATTCGCTTGGAAACCGTTAGTGATTCTGACGCTGGCGATGACACCGATGATGACACGGGCGATGATACAGAGTATACCCCTGCTATTCTCGGACAAGCGATTCTTGGTAGAACGATCCTCGGCAAGACGGACGGCGGCACAGTGCAGAAGCTGACCGCACCCACCATTGAGCTCGTGACCGTGGATGACAGCGATGAGCCTGTCATGGAGCAGCTCGATGCGCCTGTGATTACGCTTGAAACTGTGGTGCTGACGCTTGATGCACCAACTATTGAATTAGTGGAGGTATAAAATATGGCAACTTATGTTAAAGGCGATGCCGTTGAAAACGCTGAGACCTATGCGCTGTACGAGAAGAACAGCGACAGCACATACACCGAGCTGGCATCGGCATCGGAAATCAATTTTGAATTGGACGGCTTGGGGCTGGCCGCTGGCGACCATACCCTTGTGGTAAAGGCAAAGGACACCGATGGGGTGTATGCGGATTCGGACTACTCCAACGAGGTGACTTATACGGTGGCAGATACTGGCGAAACTGACATTTCGAGTTTGTTTACATCTGCATTTTCCACAGGTGCGATTATCGCTGATACAGAAAACTCCAGTTATGGCGGTTCTGCCAGCAATCAGACCGCCTATATCGGCAATACTGATAATAGTGCTTACATTAGCGTTTCCGAATATGCTGGCAAAACCTTGCAGATTACACTTCCTTTGGCAATCGGAACAGCACACGTTCAGTACGGTCTGGTATTCTACACAGGTCAAGGAAAGAGTTACGCAATCAGCAGCGTTACTATGACTTATACCGATGGTTCTGTTGCGGCAGAAACAAAGGAAGTTACAATTCCGACCGATGCGAAATATGCAAGAACCACTTGGCATACCGCAGACAATGAGGCTGCCTGTGGAGTTCCGTTCTCTGCCAAAATCATTGCTTAAAAAGGGGTGAATAAGATGGCATACGAGAAAATAACGCTTGCCGATAACGAGACGCTTATCGACAAGGAACTGCTCGACAAAATGCAGGACGGTATTTTGGATAACCAAGCAATCGTTCGACCTGACGAAATTACATATTATGCAGCCTGTGGAGACTCGATCACACACGCTAACCATGCTGGGGTCACTGACATTGAGGAAAGCGATGAGTTCTATCCCATCGATGGCTATGCTGGAACAACCTATGCAAGAAAGAACTATGCCTACTACATCGCCAAACGCAACGGCTTCCAGTGGGCGAACTACGGCTATGGTGGTACGACTTTACACAGTTGTCATCCAAAGGGATATACAAGTGCCAATACAAAACCCTTTGTAGAAGACCGAATTACTCAGTTGAAAGAAGGAGTGGACTGGAATTACATTTCAATCCTTTTCGGCTTCAACGATTGTACATATGGCCCAGCCCAGCAGAGGGATTTTTGGCTGACAGAAACCTACGGAACAGACCTCGGTTATCCAATTAGTGATTCCCAAATCGGCACAGATGGCTTTGCAGACGCAGACCAAAAAGCGGCGTGTGATGCGGCAACTGGAAGTGTTGGTGGCGTTGAATATACGGATAATGATGATTATTTCTTTGCCAAATTTGTTGGTACTGTAGACGATACTGTTACAACCACCTTCTTGGGTGCATATAACTACGCTTTGGATTACCTGTTCAAGACATACCGTAATGCCAAAATCATCATTATGAACCCGTACACTCCTGGCACTAACGCTCAGAGAAAGATAATCCACGATGGAGTAAAAGCCATTGCGGAAAAGTGGAGCGTTCCTTGTATGGATTTCCACGAATTGCCTTATTGGTTTATGAAGGTAGACCAAACACGAGTTGTCTTTGCCAATCCCGATACTGAAGATGGAAGGTGGGTGCAAGATAACGGCAGCACTTTGGCAGGAACAATAGAGGGCTTTAACCGAGCAAGGTTTACCCGTGACGGCACTCATCCCACGAACTTGGGTTACAAGATCATTTCGCAGCCGATTGAAAGAGTGCTGCTTTACACCTAACCACACAGCCCCTGCGATAGCATCAAAGGGGCTTATACCGCAAAATAAAATGTCCAGCCGAACAGCTCGGCATACACGCTGAGCTTTCCACGGACACGCTTAATATCAATCAACACGACAATCACCTCCCTTCTGCTGTGCAGCAGTATAGCACAGCAGAAGTGGCGAAAAACGTCGAAAGGAGGCACACCCAAATGACCCCTGTCCGCTGCCCCAAGTGTTGGCGATTACTCGGTTACTTCCGAGGCGAGGGTGAACTGGTTTGCACCCGATGTAGGAAAAACGTTCTCGTGTTTTTTGACACAGAGAAACGGATAATTAAATTAAGAACAGAGCGTCAAGAACGCCATTGAATCCCTAGCGCGGGGAGTCGATGGCGTTCTTCTTTTTTACAGGCAGAGAAGCCTTAAATCGCAAAATACGAGAGAGAACTCGTTAAAACGCAGGAGGAAAACTTAAATGGCAAAGATCGATATCACTAAGATTGAAGGTTACGAAACCATGACTGCCGAGGAGAAGCTGGCGGCACTAGAGGCTATGGACATCCCCGAACCCGATTATAGCGGTTGGGTGAAGAAGGATGTGGCTGACAAGTACGCAAGCGAGGCGGCAGGTTACAAGAAACAGCTCCGCGAGAAGATGACCGAGGAAGAGGCGGCGAAAGCCAAGGCTGCCGAGGATATGGCGGCGATCCAGCAGGAACTGGAAGCCCTTCGAGCTGATAAGGCTATCGGCGAATACACCACTCAGTTCATGGGTATCGGCTACGACGAAGCACTGGCTAAGTCCACCGCTGCCGCGCTCCAGAAGGGTGATATGGCAACGATGTTCGCTAACCACGCGAAGTTCGTTGCCGGTCGTGAGAAGAGTCTGAAAGCAGAGCTGTTGAAGAACACCCCTACCCCCCCTGCTGGTGAGGGCAACAACAAGAAAACCAAGGAAGATTTTCAGAAGATGTCCTTGGCTGAAAAACAGCAGTTTGCTACGGAGCATCCGGAGCAATACAAAGAGATTTATGGAGGTAATTAACAATGGCTCACGTTATTTATAACAATTTCGTTCTCGCCAACGAGATCGAGGATCAGTATAACTCCTACCTCGACCTGGCTCGATTCTGTACCGTGGATAACTCCCTTGTGGGTACTCCCGGCATGATTAAGAAGATCAACGTCTACACCGCTACCAACGGCACTGAGAAGCTGGCTATGGGCGCAGGCAACACCAAGGATATCGAAGTCTCCTACACTCAGGAGGAGTACACCATCCAGATGGCTCAGAACCGCTTCAAGTATTTCGACGAGCAGGAGATGACCGATCCCCTGGTTGTCACTACCGGTCTGCGTCATATGTCTGTTGATATGTTCAACCACGTCAACGCCGATGTGTTCGCTGAGTTCAATAAGGCTACCCAGGAGATTACTGTGACCGGCAATGACTTCTTTGGTGCTTTCGTGGATGCTAGCGCCGCTCTGAACGTCGAGAACGTTGAAGGTCTGGAGAAGTTCGCTTTCGTTTGCAACGCTGATATGGCGAAGATCCGCAAGGCTCTGAAGGATGATCTGAAGTATATCGAGGCTTTCGCTCGTCACGGTTACGTTGGCTCCGTGGGCGATTGGAACCTGTATGTGAAGAAGGATGCTGTTGCCAACACCATCGTTGGCGGCACTCGCGAGGCTGTCACCCTGTTCAACAAGAAGGGTGTCGAGGTCGAGCAGGATCGTGACGGCGATATCCGTCAGAACACCATCTGGAGCCGCAAGTATTATCTGGCTGCTCTGACTGACGCTACCAAGGCTGTCAAGATCAATTTGACCTAATTTAGATAAGGAGGTAACGACGTATGGCTATTAACACTTATGGTATCACCCTGAAGTGGGGCGATTCCGCTGCTAATGTTGCAAAGGTTGTGGACATCAAGGAC